GGTCAGCGGCGAAACCGCCGTCAGCGTGCCGAACAGCCCCGCCGGGGCGTCCTTCCGCTCCGGCGTCAGCAGTTCCAGCAGTTCACTGTAAACGTTCATGCCTCAATTCCCTCCAAACTCAGCGACGTGGTAAACACGCCCTTTTCCCAGCGGTGCTCGTGGGCGGTGATGTCATAGACCCCCTCCAGCCCCCATTGGGGCCGGTGAGCCTCCACCCGCCCGCCGCACCGGAGGGACAGATCCCCCAGCACCGTCACCCTTGCGGACAGGCTGCGCCGCCGCAGCGCGGCCCTGGCCTGCGCCTGCGGATCGCCGCTCTTTCCCATCACCCGCTGGAACCGCCCGCAGGCGGTGATGTCCCCGGTATTCTGGGCGGCGGCGAGGATACGCCCGTTCCGGCCCGTCACCACGGCCCGGTTCACCATGTTTCCCATGGACGCCCGCCCAAAGACCTCCAGCACCCGTTCCGGCGGCAGGGGAACGGCCCCGCCGCCCCCCTTCGTCACGGTCAGCGCCCCGTCCCGGACGGCGATCTCCCGCCCCTCCCCCACGGCTCTGCGCAGAATGGAGAAGGCGGACTCCCCCGGCCCGGTGACGATGGTTCGATACAGGCCGTCATCCTCCACGGCCCCCAGCGGGATGCCCAGTTCCCCGGCGATCTTCCCGGCGATCCGCCGTCCCGTCCCGGCGTACACGCCATACAACTCGTTCCGGGTCAGATACACGCCCCGGTCATAGGCCGTCAGGGTCACGGCCTCCGGCGTTCGGTCAAGTTCATGGACGCTGCCGAGGAAGATCTCCTTCCCGCCGTCATCCAGCAGCCGCACCACGTCCCCCACCGCCACGGACAGTTTCAAAAAGTAGGTGTCCGCCGGGGCGATGAGCACCGTGGCGGTGAGACACGCCGCCGCCTCGTTCCGGGTCTTGCCCAGCCGTACCGATTCCAATGCGGGCATGACCATCTGTTGTCCGATCAGCAGTTTCACAGCGTCAGCACCTTTCCGATTTGCAGTTTCCGGGGGTTTGTCACGCCGTTTTTGGCGGCGATACGCCCCCACTCCGTCCCGTCGCCGTAAAAGCGGCAGGCAATGTCCCAAAGGGTGTCCCCCTTTTTGACGGTGTAGGTCTGAGGCGTGACCCGCTCGTCCGTCCGCTTTCGGACAGGGGCGGAACCGCTCCCGCCGCTCCCCCCGGCCAGAGCCGCCAGCGCCGACTTGAATTTATACTCCCGCAGTGTCACAGTCAGCCCCACGTCCCTGTCCCCCTCCGCCAGCGTCTCGGACACGTCCTCGATGAGGAACGCATCGTTGATGTCGCTGCCGGAGATGATGAGCCGCACGGGATCTCCGGAATCCTGCCAGCTTTTCAGCATGGCGAGGACGCTTTCCGGCTCCTTTCCGTCAAAAAAGGGCGAGTAGGCACTGGGGAGGAACGTGGTCAGCCTGACCTCCCGCAGACCCCGGCCGCCCCAGATATTCACAGTCCCGCCCATGGCAAGGCTCCGCACCCGGTTCTCGTTGGGCCGGGTGACGGTGAGCCGGGCGGGATTGACTGTAAAGTAGATGCGCTCCTCACCGTTGTTGTGCCAAAGCAAAACGGTTCTGGTATTCATAGAAAACCCCCTATCTCACAGCGGCGGCACGGCGCAGGCCCTCCAACAGTCCCTCGGCGAACCGCTCCACCGATTCCGACTTCGTTTCGTGCACCGCTTCCCGGACTTCCGACCTGCTTTCGTGCAGACCACGCCGTCTCTCTGCCGCAGAATCCGACTTCGTTTCGTGCATCGTTTCCCCGACTTCCGACCTGCTTTCGTGCAAGCCCTCTTGTCTTTCTGCCGTCAATTCCGACTTCGTTTCGTGCACCGTTTCCCGGACTTCCGACTTGCTTTCGTGCAAGCCCTCTCGTCTCGCCGCCGCAGATTCCGACTTCATTTCGTGCAGCGTTTCCTCGACTTCCGACTTGCTTTCGTGCAGGCCACGCCGTCTCGCCGCCGCAAATTCCGACTTCGTTTCGTGCACCGCTTCTCCGACTTCCGACTCAGTTTCGTGCAGATTCGACCCTCGCCCGGACACTTCCCCAGTGTTCCCGGACAGTTCCAAAGGTGCTGAAAATCGGTCATTTTCCTCGGACAACGCAAGATTTTGTGGTACAAAATCGGAAACACCACCCAAGATAGGGGCTGTCCGGTCTGAACCGTCCCCGCTGAAAAACTCATGTGAGACTTGTCCATCTTCTGCCGTACCGTCCGGTTTCCGCACGTCACCAAGTCGGATTTCCGCCTTTTGAACCGCCTTTTCCCGCACGTCCTCATGTCGGACTTTTCCCGTAAGATCCCCGTTTTCCTGCACGTCAGCAAGTCGGAATTCCCCCTCAGACGGCGCTTTACCCGCAAAATGCGGCCCATTGTTCCGCACGCCGTCATGTCGGACTTCCTCGTTTTCCTGCACGTCACCAAGTCGGATTTCCTCCCCGGACGGCGCTTCGACCGCCAAATGTGTCCCGTTGTTCTGCACGTCACCAAGTCGGACTTCCGCGCTTTTTGTCGATGCGCCGTCTCCGTCCGTCGTCACGCCGCTGAGCGCCAGGACCGTCCGTGCGGCGGCTGCCGCCTCCTCGTCGGACACGTAGGCCGTCACCTCGGCAGGGGTGAACAGCCGCCCCTCCCGGCGCAAGGTCTCCCCGGCGGTCTGCAAGTCCCGGCAGGCGGCGTAAAGCAGCGCCCGCCCGCCGTCCCGCAGTCCGAGGGCGGCGCACTCTCTGGGCGGCAGGGCCTCTACCGTCACCGTACCCAGCAGACCGCATGCCACCTCAGCGGTGCGGCCCCTGCGGGAGACACGCTCCCGCAGGACGTCCGCCAGCGCCATCAGTCAGCGGCCCGGATGCTGTCCAGGCACACCAGATCGGAGGGCCGGAAGGTAAAGGGCAGCTTCTGCTGGTTCACCTCGCCCATCTTGTAGTTCATGAAGGGCAGCTCGGTAAACGCCACGTTGTCGATGCTGTACCGCTCCTCGCCGCCGTCGGCGGCGTCCGGGTCTTTCAGGGCGGTGGTGATGGTGCACCGCTTGTCAAGGCCGCGCTTGGCCTGTTCCAGCACCTCGTAGAACCGGGTGTAGACCTGCTTGAGGGTCATGGTGCCCTCTCCGGCGTAGCCGGTGATCTTGGAATCCACGTCCATGCCGAACTGGACTTTCTCCCGCTGTACCTTGATGGTCAGCGTCAACTGGGACAGTTCCGCAATGCGCGCGCCGTCCACCCAGACCTCGGCAAAGGAGCCGGACAGGGTGCGGTTTGCCTGTAAATTACTCATACGTTCCTCCTCATTTCACGTTCTGTCCGATGGTTACATGGAGATGACCAGCGCCAGATCCTCCATGGCGTCGCAGAAGGTCAGCTTGGCCTCCAAAAACACCTGACTGCCGGTGTTGGCTTTCAGAATGTCGGTGTCCTTCATGTCGGAGGTGTCCGTGCCTCTGGATTCCAGATAGCTTCTCTGCCCGGACAGAGACACAAAGCACCGGTTGTCGGCGGTCTTGTCCAGCACATCCCCTTCCAGCCCCTTGAGATAGGCGTTGATGGCCGTCACCAGCAGCAGCTTGTTGTCGTAATCGTTGAGCACCTTGCCCACATAGCCGCTCTCGAAGGCCTTGGCGATGTCCCCCCGGATCAGGTCGATGCCCTCCACGATCTTGATCTTCTGGAAGGGTGCGGCTTTGTCCGGCGTCAGCGTGGTCAGGGAGTTCACCGCGCGGCCCAGACGGTAGCCCTCCCGGCCGGGGACGATGATGAGCTTGCCCGCGTCCACGTCCGCGTCCGGCTCGGCCAGCGCGTCGCAGCCCACCACCTCCGGCAAATTGGCGTAGGTGGCGGAGCGGGTCAGGGGCAGCGCCGCCAGCAGTGCCGCCACACGGACGGCGTAATCCTTTGCCTCCATGGCGCCGTCCTCCAGCGTCAGGCCGGACACGCACAGGTTCACGATGCCCTCGCAGTCGGGAGCCTTGGCGTTGGCCACCACGGCTTTCACACCCCGCCCGCCGTTGCGGAGGGTCTTGATGAAGGACATCACCCGCGCATCCTCCAAACCGGGCGCCGCCAGCCAGTCAAAGCGCAGACGCTCCAACGCCTGATAGGTTTTCTCCGCGTCCTCGCCCACACGCAGCACCCAGACCTTGGTGGGCGCGGCTAAAAACGCCAGCTTCAGCAGACGGTAGTTCTCGGGGGAGAACTTGTCCT